GGGATAGCCTTATCAACTTGTATATCTCTGATCCGATCTTCCTCTAACGCTTTGCGTAGCTCATTAGCGTACACAGCGCCATCTAGAACCTGTCTAGTGTTGCCTTCCCATACATTCAGATATGAGTCCATATCTCGTTCTTTCAAGTCCTCTTTTTCGTCTTGAAGAACTTTAGGAAACCAAGGATTATCTGACCAGTTTACCTTTACTACTTTTGCCGACTTAGGCGGCATGACTACGAACCGTTTATAGGTTTCGTCTGTATCTAGTTCAGGATTGAAGGTGATCCATATCTCTGAGTTTTCTTTTCTTATCGTAGGTATCAGCGTATCCCAGCTAGACTTACTGGTTGTCTGTGCTTCTTCTACCCAACAGATGTCTACGCCTTCAAACGACTTAATCTTGGTAATGTTGTGCTTTAAGCCTGCAAATAGGAACTCTGTGCCATTCTTACCAAAGATGCTTGTATTCTGTACTGTGTAGAAGTCCTCTAAGCCTAACGACTTGATCTGATCTGCAAGCAGAGCGTGTACCGAGTCGCTAATCGAGTTCTGAAACTCTCGAGCGCATAAGACCCTAATCTTCTTTCTACGGCCTATAGCAAGCAATACCCTAGCTACTGTCCAAGACTTAGATGAGCCACGCCCACCGTATACGACTTTGAAACGATAGTCCTCCAGCAAGCACTCTAGCTTCTCTGGTATCTCAAGACTTAGTTTTTCTTCTGCTTCGATCACTCTGGGCGCTTGATAATGAACTCAATCTGCTTTAGTTCGATAGCCTCGCCATCTACACCGCTAATCTCTGTAGCCTGCACAGCCTTACCGTCTACCCTGTCAATTACTTCTTTAATGGCCCACGGCTCACCCTGCTCGGCAGCGTCTACTAGCTTTTGTGCGATAGTGCGTAATTTACGGCTATCCTCTTGAACCAATGCTACTCGTAGCTGGTTGTAGAACAGCTTGCCCTTCTTGCCGTTCTGATTGCCTATTGGCGCTCCACCCTTGTTGGTTGGTGCAACTTCTAAATTATTGTTTTCTGTAGAACTTTCCATGCCATTCCCTTTGGGTTGATGGTTGATGATGTTGCTATTCTACAACAGTTTATGTCCCCATACAATTATGTAGTTATTAGGGAAGGTATTAGGGTATTCCTCTAGTATCTCAAACTTAGGTAGCAAATCTGCTAACTCATCTATTGTTAATTTGTTCTTGGTAAAGCAGCTATTAGGTAATCCGCTATTCATTGTCAGATAGCCTCGTTTAGCTTTGCTTAGTACCTTTTCTATGTACTTGATCTCTAGTTCTTTCGGCAGTTCCGAGTAAGCGTAATTACTTATTACTAAATCGTACTCCTCATCGCCCTTGTGCTGGTTTAGCGTAGAGGTTTTGTAGGATGAGTTAAGTATGTGATGCTCTAGGTACTTTTCTGCCAGGCGCAGGACAGGCTGTAGATCAAACAAATGGTATTGTTGCATTGCAATGGTGCGGTCTAGCACTAACATCTGACCGCCATACCCTACCCCAATCTCTGCTACTTTCTCTACATTGCCGAACAATGTCTTTATGTCGCTTGCTACTTTCATGTAGCGTAATGTAGATGGGCTTATGTATCCGATCGGATACTCTTGCGGAGATGCGCCACCTACTAAATCGTTTTCTTGGTATTTCTCTACATCTTGCAGCATCTCTGGCGATTGCCGATTGACTGCTTCTAGGCACATAGCGCCTTGCATATAGGATGCGTGTTCTAGCACCCCAGCATAGGCTGGATGTCGTTTAAAGTTTACAAAAGCATCGTAATTAGCTACTGCGTTGCTGACTGCGGCAACATAGTCACCGTTATCGCTTTCTGATGGGTTAATGCTAGTGAACTCTACCATTTTTCTCTTGAGGCCCAAAAAGCCGCACTCATCTTTCCCTTGGCTATGTTCTTAGCGTGACGAGCTTTAAACGACTTTCTACGAGCTTTATCTGCTGCTGATTCACCTTCTTTGGCTGGGCTGCCAGAAACACCTTGCTGACCAAAGCGGATTGTCTTTACCTTATCACCCTCTTTAGCCACAACAACATGACTCTTAGTGGGATGATTTGGTGTGCGTTTTGGTTTATTAAATCCCGATACGCCTATGCGCTCTAGTATTCCAGCAGCTTCCTTTATTTTCATATTGCCTCGTGATATACTATAGCCATGACAACTAAATAGCTATAGCGATCATGGAAAACATAAATTGTTTGAATTGCAATACTTCTTTTAAACCTAGACGCAAAACTACAAAATATTGTTGTAGAGTTTGCCAAGCAACTCATTTAGCTACTATTTATTCAAAAGCAAATGGGCTAAAAAGACGAAAAGGCACAACACATACCTGCCAACAATGCTCAAAAGATTTTTATGCTCCTGAGTATCGCAACGAAACGGCTAAATTTTGCTCAAGAAAGTGTATTGTACTAGCCCATCCAGAAATTACTGAAAAGGCTAGAACAAATAGCCCAATTATGAAACGGGCTGGTAAATGCACCCCAAAACGCTATATAACAATTAAAGTTAATGGCAAATACATTAGAGAGCATCGCCATGTAATGCAAGTGCATTTAGGCAGAACTCTTGAAACTTATGAACAAGTACACCATATAAATGGTGATGGCACAGATAATAAAATTGAAAACTTAATGGTTCTTACAAATTCAGAACATCAAAAACTAGAATTAAGCCTTATTTCTTAAATTTTGCTGTTTTTGCAGCAGAACTTAAAGCAATCGCAATCGCTTGGTCTTTGTTTTTTACTACCTTGCCGCTTTTACCGGAATGTAGAGTGCCTTCTTTGTACTCGCCCATTACTTTACCGATTTTGGCTTGCTTTTTGCTCATCTTCATACATTTCCCTTAGATCGTATTTGCACCAGACTAGCGGTGCTGTTTCTGATTCAGCCAGCCCTCTTGCTTCCATGTGTTGTATTTCTACAACATCTGCGTTTAGCGTAGCAAGTCCATCTACCATGTTAGGGTAAACCCTATCTGCAAACCGTTTAGCGTTTGCTTTGCTTGCCTCGGTTTCACCGTTGGCATTGTAGCCGTTAGAATCGTGATCTAAGGCGATAAAAGTACCATCCTTATACCCTATTGGCAAACCGACTGATTCGAGCCTCTTAGCAAGGTCTGTGTCCTCGTAGCCCCATCCCCAATATGTATTGGAGTATCCGTTGCAGGCTTCAAAATGCCACTTCTTCATTACTGCGACTGCCGCTAATCCGTAGCGCTGGGCCTTTACTACTCCGTCTGTGCCGTGTCCTACTGGTCTTGTGTCCATGCCATGCCAGACTATTCGGCTTGGCAATGATGGTTCTGAGTAATCTGCCCACATGGGCATATAGTCTACATCGTGAAAACATACATAATCTACCATCCCTGAGATGGCAGCATAAGCCTGATTGACTATTGCGCCACGATTAAATGGGCAATCGTCTACCTGTTCTGCAATGCAGAATAATGGCTCTATATTGGTGTTTCTGCGGAAAAAACTAACTGTATGCGGCAACATCTTGACTAAATGCTGCTCTCTATCTCTATAAGGGATTATTACTGCTAATCTCACTTTTTGACTGGTTTTGCTGTCTTGGCTGCTGCTTTAAATGCGGCTGCGGTTGGTGCTCCTTTTGTGCCTGGCTTACGCATCTTCTCGCCAGACCCTTCGGCTATGCGTTTTTTCTTTGCTGCAATGTTTCCGTAAAGACTATTCTTCATCTTCCATCTCCATTTCTTCTTCGCCTATTGCTTCCCAAGCCATGCAGCCGTTTTCTGAGTCGCATACGAAATCAAAGATGTCGCAATGGCCTTTACCTTTAGGTACGCCACAATCAGCCATATCAGTATTGAAATACTCACAAGCCTTACATTTTCCTTCGCCATCTTTCTTAGACCCATAATCAGCCGTTAAGACAGCCTTTTTCATATTGCCTTTGTTAATGTCGGCATCCATTGTAGATAATGGGCAGGAGCTTTTGTCCTCAGCCAATAAGCCGCCTTCTTCTTTTTTGCCCATTTTGGGCTTATCACCCAGCAGACCGATCATAATGGTAGTTTTTTCT